GGAGAGAAAAAGAGAGGTGTAGCTAATCCAGTGATTGTACAGCGTTCTTCTTACGCTGTTGGTACATCCGCTGAGATTGCTCAATTGGAGAAGAACTTCTACAGCTATCAGGCTGGATATTTGAAGCACCTCTACAGAATGAATGGTTATAACGAGAACTTTGAAAGCTGGGTAAGTGATGGTGTTACTTATGACACTTACTACATCAAGTTCAACACTTATGACAAATCTACTTATCAATGGGGTGACTACATCTTTGAAGACAGCACTGTAATCATTGCTACTCCTCAAACACAATCCAATGGTTCTGCGAACCCAATTGGTGGATTGATTGAGGCTGTTCTTGAGGCTGGTCTTGGTACTGTAACTGCTGATAACTCTTGTATCACCACTACATCTACCACCACTGCCACTCCAACTACCACTACTACTAGTACATCAACTTTGATCCCATAATAGTAGGGTAGACATAGAAACATTCATATTAACCTAAGCCAGAGGTGAGAGGATACAAACTCAGATCCTCTGGCTTATTTATTTAAAACAACATGGCAGACTTGAAATTAGACATACTAGTGATTCCTACGTATAACACACTTACGTTGGGAGTTGCTGATGCATCTGTCTATCCTACAAACCCTCCTGTTGTTTCTGGAGCTACTATTGAGATTAATGTTCCTGGTTTTGGTATTGTATTTAGACCTTTCAGCGTTAACGATTTTAATGTTTTCAACTCTTCAAACTTGGGTATCACTGCACCAGGAGTGGATCAACCACTTCCTGATGGTGTGTATTTTCTAAAATACTCAGTGGCACCTGCATATGTAAACTTTGTAGAAAAGTCAATTATGCGTGTTGAGAGATTACAAGAAAAGTTTGATGGCGCATTCATGAAGCTTGATATGATGGAATGTGATAGAGCTATTAAAACACAAGCAAAGGTGAACCTCACCTCTATCTATTTCTTCATTCAAGGCTCTATAGCAGCAGCTAATAACTGTGCTGTAGATGAAGCAATGAAACTATACAACCAAGCAGACATAATGCTTGACAACTTCCTCAGAAATAACTGTGGTTGCTCTGGAAATAACTACGTAATAAACTTCTACTAATATGGCAAAGTGTAGAAATTGTGGAGCTAATGTTGGGTGTGGATGTCAATTGATTAACGGTCTTTGTGGGCTGTGCAATGCAGCCACTAAACAAGGACGAAAAATTATAACAAATGTTATCACCCAGGCTTACAAATTGTCCAGAATGTGCTAATATCCCAGCATTAATTGCTGAGATTGACTGCAAGTTAGCTGACTTAGCAAGCAATCTGTACAATAATATTGTCTTTATTCTAAACCAACCTGTTCCTGGTGGAACAATGTTGGATCTCCTGAACTACAGGAGAATTCTTACATATAAATATTGCAATCCAAATTATAATGCTGCGTTCACTGTGAACATGATTGCCAGCAGAATTAAACTTCTAAAATTTAGATAAATGTCTTGCTCAAATTGCTATAACGGATGTACAGAGATTGTTTCTGATCAGTGTGTTAAGTATACAGGTATTGATGTTCCTATTTTGGGAATCAAAACTGGTGATTCGCTCTCTTATGTAGAGCAAGCATTGATTGGATTTCTTGTCTCTACACTAAACGGTACAGGTATTAAACTAGACATTAACCCACAAATCATTTGTGAGATTGTTAATAAGAATCTAGTAGCCTGTGAAGACCTTACACTTCCTAATGTAATCAATGCTATTATCAAAGCTGTATGTGAGCTAGACACACGAGTTACTGCTCTAGAGGATGACTTTGCTGCACTAGAAGGACCCTACACTGTAGGATGTCTAGATGGTGTAACTTCCACTTCTGGAACTCATGCCATCCTTCAGGCAGTAATTACAAAGCTCTGTGCACACATTGCTGACTTTGATGCTTTTGTAATAGATGTTGAAACTAACTATGTAAAGAAATCAGAACTGTGCGCTCTAGTGGCAGCTTGTACACCACCTTCTCCTACTACTTCATACAAGGATAGAATGGTGCCTTTCACTGTTGTTGAATACTATGGTTCACTGACTGGTAATTTCGATGTATCTGGTGCAGGTATTGGTGCTTTTGATAAAATCTACCTCTGTAATGGTAACAACGGAACTCCTGATAAAAGAGGGCGTGTACCTGTAGGTACTACAACAGGCATGGGTGGAGGACCCCTCAATCCTGCTGTTGATCCTGCGGTTGCTGGAAATCCTTCTTATACATTACTAGGAACACAAGGAGCCAACTCTATTGTACTTACCCCTGCTCAGATTGCTGCTCACTCTCACTCAGCTACAGCCACTGTAACTGACCCTGGACATACACACACTCTTGCGTATGCACCTGGATTTTCTGATCCAGATGAGCCAGGAGCGGTTGCTGATTACATGGATCAAGATGGTACAAAAAGTTCGTCAACCACCACAAACACAGCAGTTACAGGAGTTTCTGTGGCAGTCAGTGTTGGTTCTGCAGGAGGAGGATTAGGTCACCCGAACTTCCAGCCTGGTCTTGGATGTTACTATATCATGTATATTCCTTAATAGTTTAAAATAATTATATAATGTCTTGTTGCAATCAACCTAACTACGCTCCTGTAGATCCCTGTAATGTTCCATGTACACCAACAGATAATGTGTGCTATAGTGGTCCTAACCTGCCTTGTACAGGAATTCATACATGTGATACAGTCACTGTATCTCTACAAAAAATAGATGCTGAGGTGTGTGATTTGCAGAGTCAAATTACAGCTCTTCAAACACTGGTGAATAGTTTAACAACTACTACAACTACCACAAGCACTAGCTCTACAACAACCACTACAACTACAATAGCATGTCCTTCTTGTGAGTTTTACTCTGTAAACAACAGTACAATTACTCCTGCAGAGATTATTTACTATTCTTGTGGTGGTATTTATACAACTGCTGTGGTTGGTGCGTTTGGTACTATTTACGTCTGTGCTTGTACAGGATCTGTTGTAGTTCCACCATTACCTGGTGTTACATTAGAAACATTAGGAAACTGTCCTACAACAACTACCACTACAACCACTGTCTAAACAACTGATTTGTGACTGTAACAATAACATTAACAACAGCTGGAACTGATACAGGCCCATTCAATCTCTACTCAGATGTTGATGGGTTTGTATCAGCTTTCGAGACTGGTGTGAGTAAAGCGGCTCTTTTATCTGGATACACAACATCTCTGGTTCCTAATGGAACCACTATTATTAGGGTGATGTCTAATAGTGCACTTTGCACCAATTACATAGATATTACAATAAGTGGAGAGTGTACCACCACAACATCAACTTCTTCTACAACCACTACAAGTACATCAACTAGTACGTCTACTAGTACATCTACTACAACAAGCACCACTACAGAAGTACCTCCAACAACAACTACAACAACCACTACAGAAGCTCCTTTAGACTGTACACAATATGATGTGGTGGGTAGTCCATCTATTAGTATAGAGTGGTTTGCATGCTCAGGTGAATTCTTAACACAAACTGTAGGTTCAGGTGGCATATCAATATGTGCAGAAACTGGAACAGTTGTTCAAACTGGAGGAAGTGGAAGTATAACACCTACAGGACCTTGCGGTCTTTAAATAATCAAAAACCCTGTTTGTTGGTTTTCAGGGTATTCTCCCTGGGGTCTCTACCCTGGGGAGTTTTTATTTATAACCAACTTAGTTATCCACACTAACCTAAGTGCTTAAAATAATTTGGAAAATATCAAAAAGTTTTCTACCTTTATGGCAATTTTAACTAAACTAAATCGTAAATGCCTGAAAATCAATCCCTTCTGCACCAGATGGAGCAGATGCTACACTGGAAAAAGAGCAAAAAGTTCTACGCAGAGAAACTAAACATTACAGAGGATGAGGTGGATGCGTTGATACGAGAGTTAAGAAATTCAGAAACTGCAGAAAATGATGCAGAGGTTGGGAACTACATTGGAGAACTAGAAGACCAAATTGTGAGGTTTTTTGAGGATGTACAGAAAGGAACTGGTGAGGTGGTTTTCAATAGTAAAGAAGAAATCAAAAGTTTAGATGAGCTGATTGAAAAGTGCAAGATTGATACGGACAAGTGGGAGATAACTAAATATGTTCAAAACTACTGGGGCAATGCTGAAACCCCTCACTATCAAGTGAAGGCTTGGTTAGGTAAGAAAAACAATGAACAAGTTTTCCAAGACTCGTTCATTTCTTTTTTAGAGGCCTACCAACCAGTATCTCCCGAGATAATGGCTCCTAAGTTTGAGTCATCTAAAGCAGATGCTTGTTTGGTAATTAACAAACAAGACTCCCATCTGAACAAACTAGATATAGAAGGAAACAATGATATTAATGAAAGATTTGCTATTTACATTGAAAAGGTAGAAACAATTCTTAATCAAGCTGCTCTTTCTAACAATATTACAGATATTAAATACATAATTGGGTCAGACGAATTTAATAGTGAGTTCACTAACACAACTACAAAGGGTACACCTCAACAAAACATTCTGTCCTATCACAGTGCTTTCCAAAGGATTTGTGATCATGAGATAAATGTAATAAATCTGCTTCTTCAAAAAAGCTCTGATATAGAGGTGATATTTGTAGCTC